ATAGAATATCTAAAAGCCGCGGCTGCTAAACCTACTTTAGCAGGTACAACTAAATTTGTTCCACCTAAGTACGAATCATAACCTTTTACTATTGTGTCTGCACTTCCTACATTATTATATGCATCTTCATTTCTATCTGTATCATTATCATACGCAAACGGTGTGCCTTCGGCTACTAATACTCCTACGGCATCTTTAATAGAAGCATCATTTAATTGTGCATTGACAGGCAACACAGAGCCGTTGTTATTTTCTGTGTCTGTTCCAGAATATATCAAATAATAAGTTTTACTACCGGTTGGTAAATCTAAAGATAAATTGTACACAGGCACAGTTAAACTTGGTGCAGTTATTGGGAATAAAAATTGCGGATCTAAACAATCTGCTAATGTTCTAATGAATGTACGTTTATTACCGCTATATGCGCCTGATGTTGTTGCTGATGATACGCCTTGGACACGATCAACTGGATTTAATACATTACATGCAGCCAAAGTATCTACTAAATTAAATCCTCTAATTGCACAAAATGCACTATAGATTGCTCTTTCTTGTCTATTTGTAATAACTGATGCCGAGCCGTTAGATATTTTAGTAATTTCACTTGCTGATAATCCACTAGCTCCTAGTGCTAGATTTAAATCTTCAACCATTGCCCCGTTTTCATATAAAATTTGTAGTAGTGTAGAGGGGAAACCAAATCGTTCTAATTTTCTTGGATCAAACAAGTTACCGATATTTGTTAATTCAGTACCGAATGCTCCTGTGGCTCTTGTTACCCCTGCAATATCAGCAGTCATCATATCAGGAGTGTTACTAAAGATACCGTCTGCGTAATTTGCTGAATTAACTGCGGCAGAAATAACTGCATTTTGTGAATGTATAAAAGAATCTGCTGTCATAAAAGAACTAGCAAAATCTTCATATCTCGGTGTCGTTACTGTTGGAGATTTGCCGTGATAATTAAATTCATTCCAGGCTTGCAATGCTAAACAACGAATCCAGCCCCACTGTGTAATACTATAGTTGTATAGATTGCTTCGATTGTAGGGATACCACGTGGCAAATTGCCCTTGATTAGCATTTGAGTATTCGGAATATCCGGCAGTTGCAGGCCCGGGCTGGGCATCAGAACCATTATTGTTTGCGTACTGTAAAGATTTAACGAGTTCTCCGTCAGGTCCGTAAGAACTGCCATTGGTAATACCTGCCCATGATCCTTCCGGATCTATTGCTTGCCATGTTTTTGGTGGGGCATTTCCTAATGCAGGTAAACCCTGATTTCTACCAATAGATATTTGGTTGTCATATGTAGAATTGGTTAACCTTGCTTCATCGCCGCCTCTGCCGTGATGCCAACCAATATTAATACACCAAGTAATTAATCGTAAAACAGTATCGTTAACAAATTTACCTTTTGGGCTGTATTGAGAATTAGTCTTGCTTTTTCCCATGAATGATTCGGCATTTTTATTAATGTGGATAAAATCATTTTTTAATAATCCACCTAATACATTTATACCTAAGGGACTCTGTTTACCTGTATCAGCCATAATTTACCTTTAAGGACAAAAGACGTTTGCACTGCCTTCAACAATTTTATGTCCACACGAATTGCCGGAACCTACTCTAAGAACAGGTTTACCTTCACAAAAAACTGTTGGACTACCGTCAGTAGTTTTGGCTTTTTTATGGGGCATTTTGTTGGGTTTGGGTTTATGCGGTGTTATTTCACTTTGATGTAAACCCACAGGTTTGCCGTTGCAAAATACAGTGCCTGCACCATTTACAATTTTTCCACCTGTTGTATTTTTATCACCTTTACGACTTAGTTTAGCCATAAAATTATCCTACTAATATTTTTTTCTCCGGAACTGAGATTCCAGTAGTCGCTTCTCTATATTTGTCACGCACAGCATCATCTGTGTCTGCAACAAGAGAAACACTAGTAGTATTTAGTCTTACTAAGGCCTTGGGATTTGCGGTGAATAGACTGGGCACTAAACCCATACCTTTTGGGCCCGGTGCAACAGAAACAGGTTCTTCTATTACAAACGCTGATTCTTCGACTGCATTAACTTTTGCTATTAATTCTTCCCCGCTGTTTAATTTAAATGTGTATACATTTCCTGCTTGAATATCGCTCATTATGACTCCAATTTCTGACGTAGTTCTGTAAATCCACCTACATATTCATCATCTACAAAGATTTGCGGGACCGATTTTGCATTAGGCACTGCTTCATGTAGTTGTTGCACAGTCCAGCCATGACCGATACGTCTTTCTTCAAAATCGACACCTCTTGATTCAAGTAATTTTTTTGCTTGATCGCAATAAGAGCATAAATCTTTGCTCCATACAATTGCTTTTTTCATTATACTTCTCCTAATAGTAGTATTTAATTCGATTTTATAGTTACTGAAAATTTACAGTGCTGGTAATTCTTCGTAATCTAATGATTCAGACATGACGCCGATAACATAATTAGTTGATTCATTTTCTTGCAGTGCAGTTTGTTTTTTGCTAGTGTCACTGTGTTTGTTGAACCAAGGTATCGGAGTAATTTTTGGAGCTGGATGTTGATATTTGATGCCAATAACTTTTAATGCTTCAGCCGCAGTATAATCTACAAATTCTTTTAAGATATTTGTGTTTAAACCAATTACTGGGCCTTTTTGAAATAGATAATCAGCCCATTCTTTTTCTTCTCTGATAACATCCATATATAGTTCATATACTTCTTGTTCGCACTCTTTTGCAATACTAATAAATCTTTCATCTTCTTTTACAACTTGATTAATAATGAATGCAGTCCATTCTTTGTGTAGTAATTCGTCTTGCAAAATTAACGAGATAATATTACCATTACCAATAAAGATTCTATTTTCTACCATAGCAAGTGATGTTGCAAAACTAACCATAAAACGCAAGGCTTCTAATGCATAACTTGCATGTAGTGCTAACCAAATTGCAGTTAAATGCTCATGTTCATCAACTTTTTGACCTAATTCTTTTTTGCAATTAATCTGATGCAGTTTGTCATAGTAGTTACCAACACTTGAAGCCATATCAGCAATTTCTTGTGTATCATGGATAGTGTTGAATATTTCTTTAGGTACGTTATATATGTTTCTTATAATATGACTGTAGGAACGTGAATGAATATTAGTTTCAAAGAACGACCAATTGTACATCAATGCTTCAAGTTCAGGCAAACCAACAACAGGCGTAAACACTTGAGCAGGACCTCTACCTTGTAAACTGTCTAATGCGGTTTGACGTAATAAATTACTGGTAAAGATGTGCTTAACAGCATCACTGGACTCTTTAAAATCATTAGAATCTTTTGTTAAACTAATTTCTTCTGGAATCCAAAAGAAGCCTCGGGCAGTTTGTTCGTAGTTTACTACTTTGTTATATTTAACTTCTTCAAATCGTTGAATAGTCACTGGGCCCGCAGGATCCAAAAACATTTTTCTGTTTAAATAGTCAGTTGGTTTTGTTAAGTCGTATTGTTGTTTGCTCATTATTATTCCTATAGTTTACATGCTTCGCAGTCGTCTTCTTCAAAATGCACATCTTCTGACACATATGCTTTTGCGATTTCAACTGCTTGTTGTTGTTCTTGCTTGACTCCTGCTTTATTTATTAGACTGTAATAAAAAGTCTTTAATCCCCATTGGTGTGCTTGCATTAAGTTCTTTGCGATCAGTGTTGTTGGAATCTTGTTATTAACAAAATGTGCGGGATTGTAGAACGTATTGGTTGAAATACTTTGATCTACATATGCCGCTAATACTGATGCAGTTTTAAGATAATCTGCACAGTCAGTTTGGTCCCACATTAACTGATAAGAGTTGCGTATACGTTTGATATGATAATCTGGAACTACTTGTGTTAGTGACCCTGCTTTACTTTCTTTAACAGAAATTAAATGCATAGGTAATTCAATTCCGTTTGTAGAATTGATAACAACTGAAGAACTTTCTACGGGAGCGATAGCCATTAAAGTAGCATTCCTCACACCATGTTCTTTCATCTCATTTCTGAGTGGTTCCCAGTCTAGTTCAGGTTTAAAGTTTGCTAACTTGTTAACACCCTTTGCTCTACGTTCCCAAGGAAACACGCCCTGACCGTACCAAGTTTTGTCACTATCTTTGCACTTGCCTCTTTCTTTAGCAAGTTCAACAGTTGCTTCAGTCAAATAATATGCTTGATGTTCCATCCATGTTTTAACTTCTTGTAAAGATTCTTTTTCTCCATACAAGAAATTACGTTTAGCATGCCAGTATGCTAAATTAGTTACGCCGATACCAAGAGGTTGAATCTCGTCATTGCTCAATCGGCTTTGTACAGATAGGAAATCTTGGTAATCTAAGATATTACACAGACTACGTTGTAAAATACGACATGCTCTACGCATATCTTCAGGATGTCTAAATGCTCCCCAATTGATGGAACCTAATGTACATAGTGCAATTCTACCTTCTTCGTCATCAAGGCGCTTGAAGGGCTTTGTAGGCAGCAAGATTTCGCAACACAGATTACTTTGATAGATAGGATGATGTTCTGCATCGAATGGACCTTGATTCATTACGTTATCGATGAATACTAAATAGATCCTACCTGTATCTGTCCGTTCTTTGAGTATTCCGCTTTTAAATACTTCTTCTGCGGACATAGTCTTTTTACGCAGGGTACGAGACCTTTCATATTTTACATAAAGTTCTTCAAATTTTTCTGTATCTGAGTAAAATGCTTCGTAAAGATCAGGTACTTCATTTGGATCAAAAAATGTTATGTTTTCTTTGTTTTTAAATCGTCTCCAAAAGAATGCTGATAACACGACACCATAGTCCATATGGCGTACTCTAGTTTCGTCAGTACCTTGATTGTTTTTAAGCACAATAAGATCATCAAACTGATGATGCCAAATAGGATAAAATACAGTAGCACTTGCATTTCTAATTCCTCCTTGTGAACAAGAACGCAAATCTCCGAACCATTTCTTTAAGAAGGGTATCATTCCCGTGTGCATGATCTCTCCGCCTCTTATAGGCGATCCTAGGGGTCTTAAACGCCCTATTTCAAGCCCAATGCCGGCTCGCTTACTTGCGTATTTTGCCATCATTTCTCCTGAAGCAAAAATACTATCAAGGTCATCGTCACTGCGAATGAGAACACAAGAACTAAATTGCTTAGTTGGGGTTCCCAAACCAGCAAGTACAGGAGTAGCAAGAGTAAACAACCCGTCAGAAGCCGCATTATAGTACTCCTTAATAAATTTAAGTCTGTCTTTTTCGTTTTCTGCATGAAATACTGTGGCTGCCGCAATCATATAACGTACTTGCGGTGTTTCATAAATCTTGTTAGTAGAACGATTTTTAACTAGGTACTTTCCAATAAGTTGTTCGATGGCGGCAAATGAATAATTTTCATCTTTTTCGTGGTCGATGATATTATTCATTTTGTTCCAATCATCTTCACTATACCATTCTAATAATTCAGGAGTGTACAAACCTATTTTAACATTTGCTTTAACAATTTCAAAAAGATGAGGGGGCTGGTATTGTCCATACACATCTTTACGCAACATAGAAACACGTTGTTTACCTGCTACGTATTGATAGTTTGTATGGCCCGTTTCTGGGTTAGTTTCTATATCAATAAGATCAACGATAGCACGTAAAGTTAATTCATCAATCTCTCTAGTAGTAATGCCATCAAAGAAATGTGGCTGTGAAGTGATCTCAATCATTGACTGAGATACGTCTGAAACACCTCTACACACCTTAGCAATTTGTGCTTGCCACTTTTCTAGTGCTAAGTCTTCAATTTTCCCTGATCTTTTTCTTACTTTAATATTCATGCTTGTCCTGTTTTGTCATACAACGGAGTTATATCGTG